GATGCGGGCTGAGGCTGTTGGTGCTCAACGTCTAATCATCCAGCAGTTCAAAGAATATATGCGTAGCCAGCAAGTTGTGTTTTCTGTGGATGAGTATTACCCACCAACCACAATGCGTAAGGCTGAACGTATTTCATCCATGCTAGAGCCTCGTTATAGTAATAACATGATTTGGCACTATAAGGGTGGCAATTGTCAACTTCTTGAAGAAGAACTCCTATTTGCCAATAGTGAGAACGATGACATCAAGGATTGCCTAGCAGCCTGTATTGACATTGCTAAACCAGCAGCCTCTAGTCGTGCTTGGACAAAGAGAAAAGGTAATGTTATGTATCATTCTAAATTCGGAGGCGTTGCCTTTTCATGAATAACGTATTACAAGTAGAATACACACCAGATAAACTAGCCACACGTATCGCTGATATGTGGGTTATGTGGGATAGCGCACGTAATACTTGGAAGGGTGATAAGCAAGAGTTACGTAACTACCTCTTTGCCACTAGCACACGTTCTACCTCTAATGCACAACTGCCTTGGAAGAACTCTAGTGTTACACCAAAGCTAACCCAGATTCGAGATAACCTCCATGCTAATTACATGGCGGCTCTATTCCCTAATGAGAATTGGTTCTATTGGGAATCTACAGATAAGAACACTCAAGTCTACAAGAAGCGTTCTGCGATCATCAACTATATGAAGCAGAAATTAAAGGCTTCAAACTTCCAACTACTCATCAGTAGGCTTGTATATGACTACATTGATTTTGGTAACGTTTTTGTTACTCACGACTATCTGCGTGATGTTGTGGGGACGACGGTAAGGTATGTAGGCCCTAAAGCCTATCGTCTAGATCCACATGATGTTGTGATGAATCCTGTGGCAGATGAGTTTAACAATGCTCCTGTTGTGCGACGTATGCTCAAGAGTGTTGGAGACTTCCTGCATGACATTGAGACTAAGCCTGCACTTGGGTATGACAAGGCAGTTGTAAAGAAGGTTATGGAATTCCGTAGGGAACTCCGTGATGATGCTGAGATGCGTAAGAGTGCTAACCTCTCTATTGATGGGTTTGGTTCCATTGATGAATACCTCAATAGCGACATGGTGGAACTCCTAGAGTTCTGGGGCAACATCTACGATCCAGATACACAAAAGCTATACAAGAATCAAATCATCACTGTTGTTGACCGGATGTATGTGATTCGGATGAAAGAGAATGACAACTGGATTGGTGGTAAGCCAATGTACCACTGTGGTTGGCGTCTACGTCCTGAGAACCTATGGGCTCAGGGGCCTCTAGATCAGCTTGTAGGGCTTCAATATCGTATTGACCACCTAGAGAACCTAAAGGCTGATGTGTTCGATCTAATCGCCTATCCTGTCATCAAGGTGAAGGGTAACACGGTAGAAGAGTTTGAATATAGTCCAGGTGAAATGGTGTTCTGTGGTGACGAGGGAGACATTGATTTCCTACGCCCTGATGCCACAGCACTACAGGCTGACATTCAGATTAATGAACTAATGAACCGGATGGAAGAACTTGCTGGTGCTCCTAAGCAAGCAATGGGTATTCGTACTCCAGGTGAGAAGACCAAGTATGAAGTACAGAGTCTAGAGAATGCTGCTGGTCGCATCTTCCAAAGCAAGGTGAGTTGGTTTGAACGTAACATTTTAGAGCCACTACTCAACGGTATGCTTGCAGACGCCATCAGCAATTTTGAGGGCATAGAGCGCATCCGTAGTGTGGATGAGGACTTTGGTACTGAAATCTTTGTTGAAGTCACCAAGGACGATCTAATGGCTAATGGCAAGCTCTATCCAATGGGTGCTAGGCACTTTGCAGAGCAGGCTAGGTTCATTCAAGAACTCACACAAACAATGAGTGTTGTGCAGGCCCTACCAACCGTGGCAGCACACATCTCAGGTAAGGCTGTTGCCAAGGCCCTAGAAGAGAACATGGGCTGGGGTAACTACAACATTGTTCGTGACAACGTGTCCATTATGGAACAGGCTGAAACCCAACGACTAATTAACCAAGCAGCAGAAGACATCCAAACTGAAGCTGCTGTGTCACCTGAAGGCCCACCAATGCCTGAAGAGGGAGGTATGGAATAATGAATCAACTACTTCTTAGTAAGCGTCCTAAAGACTCTAACAAGGAAGAGTTCGTAAAAGCGTTCAACAACGCTCAGTATGTGCTAGATCCTCTTGTAGAGGTATTACAAGAACTTATTGAGCAGAATAACAAAGTGAATAAGGATGACTTTAACTGTCCTAACCATTACGCTAAATTGGCGTTTCAAGCTGGAGAGAACAAGGCTTATGACCTAATCCTCTCTCTCCTACAAAGTAAAGGAAATAATTCGTGACCAACGAAACTCAAGCATCAGATAATCTATTTGCAGGAACGACCACACCTGCTCAACAGCCATCCAAGACAGAGGATCAGGCACCGTCACTGGTTACGGCCCTAGTAGGGGAAACACAGAAATATAAAAGCGTTGAAGAACTCGCTAAGGGTTATACAAATGCTGAGGAATTCATCAATCGACTAAAAGAAGAGAATGCTGAACTCCGTAAGCAAACTGCCCAGGCTAAGAGTTTGGATGACGTTTTAGCCAAACTAAGTGAACGCAATGCAAATCAGGAAGACAATCTTGGTGAAGGGGTCCCTGCGGGCCTCAGTGCAGATGCAATTGCTCAGATTGTGCAACAACAAATTACAGGGATTGAAAGTGCCAAGACTCGTCAAAGCAATCTGGATAAGGCTGACAAAGCTATGAAGGAGAAGTTTGGTGAGAAGGCAGCAGAGGTGTTTGCTCAAGCTGCTGCAACTCCAGAACTACGTGATGTTTACACGAAGCTGGCTGCTGTAGATCCTGATAAGTTTGTTTCTTTGTTCTCTAGTCAACAAGGTAGTAACCTTCCTCAAGGGAACACTTCTGTTGAAACAAGTAACGTAAACACAGCGGGTGCGTTTAATGCTAATCCGAGAGTTGAACAGTGGAGTAAGGAATGGATCACTAACGTGCGAAAGACCGATCCCAAGAAGTATTGGAGTAGTGAATTCCAATATGCAATGTCTCAGAACATTACAAAACGACCTGATCTTTATTTCAAGTAATTAAGGAGATTTAAAAATGGCTGGTATGGATTATACTGCGGTTAATGCGAACCTAGTTCGCTCAGAGATTTGGACTAATGAGCTTAAGGATGTTCTACAGGAACGTCTAATGGCTGATGGCATGGTGCGTTGGCTACAGAACTTCCCTGATGGCAACCAACTCACTATCCCTTCAATCGGTGAACTCCCAATGCGGGAAGTATCAGAAGGCACCCCTGTTGCCTATGATGCACTAGACACTGGTGAATTCAACCTAACAATCGACCGTTATGTTGAAAGCGCCACCTACATCACCGACAAGGCAAAGCAAGACGCTTTCTACGCTCAACAACTCATTGGTATGTTCCCAATGAAGATGCGTCGTGCCCTAGATGAGAACATGGAGTCTTCAGTTCTCTCTCTAGCTAACACCCAAACCACTAACGATCTAAACGCAATTAACGGCGCTTCACATCGTTTCGTTGCCTCTGGTGTTTCCAACACTGTTCTTGCTCTAGATGACTTCGCTAAGGCCAAGTATGCTCTAGATAAGGCTGCTGCTTTCGGTGCTCGTGTCTGTATTATTGACCCGTCACAAGAGTATGTGTTTAACAACCTAGTCGGTGCTCAGGCTTTCATCAACAACCCAGCGTTTGAGGGTGTTGTGCAAACTGGCTTCAGCGATAGCGGTATGCGTTTCATTCGGAACTTCTTTGGTTTCGATGTGTATGTCAGCAACTTCCTAGCTACCCCTGCTGACACCACCATCAACTCAATCAGCGTTCCTGCTTCACCTGTGTCAAACATCTTCATGACCACTGGTGGCGATCTAACCCCCTTCGTTGGTGCCTATCGTCAGATGCCTCGTGTTGAGTATGAGCGCAACAAGGACCTACGCCGTGACGAGTATGTCATGAACGCTCGCTTTGGCCTCAAGCTCTTCCGTCCTGAGTGCCTAGTGACCGTTATCAGCAAGTCAACCATCTAATAGAAAGGAGTCACTAACATGGCCCGCAAAAACACTTGGTCAAATCCCGACGGTCTAGTCGTTGGTTTTGGCCCTAATACCCCCGAGAAGTACGCACAGACAACCGAAATGGACAATGCTCCAGTAAAGGCTGCTGTTGTTCACTTTGACTACACCCAAGTTAACACTGCTGCTTCTGGCTCTATTAACTGGACTGCCCCTGCTGGTTCAACCGTTATTGCTGTTGAACTAGTTGTAGATCGTGCTTGAGTTGGTGGTACTTCACTAGAGTTTGGTGATGCCTCTGACACTGACGGTTTCATCACCACCACTCAAGGTGCCACTGCTAGTCTAACTGCTGGTGCCAAGATTGTTGGTGCTGGTCTTTACACCAAGGGTGGTACTGATACCACTGCTCAAGAGTTCAAGGTGTATGCCTCTGCCACTGTGGCAAGCGTCCTACGTGTTGGTACCTTCACTGCTGGTGAAGCAACACTAAAGATCTCTTACATCTAAAGTGTGAGAACGGAACCTCGGGGAAACTCGGGGTTCCTTTTATTATCTAGGAGAATAAATTGGCCGATATTCAGCATTCAGCGATTCCTGATGGACAACGACATGAACCAAAGGGTATTTCAACCGCTACCAATAAACAAGTATATATTGCCAATGGTTCTGCTAGTGGTGCTTGGTCTAAGGTTGGACCAATTAGCCTTAATGGCGTTACAACCAATGGCGTATCTGGTCAATTCGTAGCTGTAGATGGTACTGGTAACTTTGTACTTGCTTCTGCACCTTCAGGTAGTGTTTATTTTTATAACATTGGTACACCCTACACCCTAACATATCCGTCTGTATTTACTAAAGCAGCACCAACAACTATTGCGTCCGGTGCTTCTACTTTAATTACAGAAGGAACAAATGCTCGTCTTACCTATACAGGTACTATTCCTGTTAATCTTGATGTTGTGTTTACAGTGAGTGTAGACCAAGCATCAGGGGCTAATCGAGATATTGAAGCAGCAATTTATAAAAATGGATCACTAGTAAATGGTAGTAATGGCATCATTACTACTACAAGTGGAGAGAAACACATCATCACTTGTCATGCTGATGTACCTGTAGTTACTAATGATTACATTGAAGTGTATATTAAGAATGGTGGAGCATCAGGTGATGTTCGTATTTATACCTATAGTTTATTTGCAACAACTGCTGGGGCTTAATACATGAAAATGAGCTTGCTAGAAATGACGCAGAATATTCTTTCTGCTCTTGACTCTGATCCTGTTGACAACATTGATGAAACAGTTGAGGCAGTGCAAGTTGTAGAGATTATTCGTGAGAG